GCCGCATCGACGCGGAATCCGCCGGCGGCGGCATCGGCTGTGCCAGGGCCGAACTCGGTGCCGAGGGCTCGGCGGGCGGCCTCCTGCTCGCGCTCGAACTCGCGGATGCCTTCGATGCTGCCGGGGCCAAGTTGCCTGCCTGTGACATTGCCACGGCGAGTTCCAGATTCGAGAGCGGCTTGTTTTTCTTTTTCTCTGGTGATCTGCTTTTCTTTTTCCAGCGCCTCTTGAGCGGCAGTGGCCCGGTCTTCAGCAGCAAAAGCTGCTTCTTGCTCAATCTGTGCTGCTTTTATGAGTTCGGGCTCTTCGCCCTTCAGAGCGTCTAACAGCCGCTCTCTTTCTTGGCGGCGTTGTTGTTCCTGTTGTATTCGCCCAATCGCCGCGGAATCACCTCCGGCCGACGCCAATTCCTCGGCATTGATCCTCTGACGATTAAGAGAGCCCAAGAAAGCGTCGCGGGAAATTTCCCGCTGTCTTCGCTCTTGGTCGCGGATTCCGCCAGATACCCTGCCGCCCGTGATTAGATCGCCCGCCCTGCCCAGTAGCTGCCCTGGGCGGCCGCTGAAAAAGTTGGCCAGCGCCTCGCCGATTCCGGCTCCCTGCGCCTCTTTGAGTGTTTTGTTTGTTTGATCTGCAAGGGCGTTCAGTTGCCGGAATCCAGAAATGGCACCGTCCAAGCTGGTCGCCGTTCCTGCCGCGGCAATGGTTTCATTGAATTGCTCTTGAATTGACGTAGCCGACCTGACCGCTTGGCTAAGTTGATCAAAGGCCGAGCCAATAACTTTCCCGACCGTGGCGGCAATGCCGATCAAAATGGCAAACCGCCCAATAACGCCACCGATGCCATCGCTAAAACTTGCCGGCGCTTCTGGATCAAGCGCGTCCTGCGCGGATCGCCTTACCTCGGCAATTTGCTTTTGGAGTTCGCGCAACGGCTCCAGGCCATAGTCGCCGATGTCCACACTGATAGGTCCGCTCGACAATGGTTTAGGCCGAAACACGCGCACTTCCGATGCCTGCGCCATCGTCTGCTTGACCTGGGCGGCCGTCTTTTGCGCGTCTGCCAGAACGGCCTGGAATCCAGTTTTGGTCTGGTTCTGTGCCGTAATTTTTACTTTTACTTCAGCCATTGTGGGCCTCCTTGTTTGCCTTGCTGCGGGCAATGGCGATGCGCTCGGCGTCGGTCACAATGTCGAGGTGTGACCCGCTTTCTGTCTCGTAAGCCGCAGCTTCATACCATGCCGCTGCGCCTACGGGCGTGGCCCACGCTTGCTGTTCGCTCATGCCAAGGCGCATGAGGCGGGCTACGGTGCTGATGGCGTTGGGGATTTTGGACGGTTCGCCGCGCTCCTCCCCGGCCTTGGGTTGCTTGTTCCACATCTGCGGTGGGGCGCAGTAGTCGGCAACGTAGGTGCGCCAGCGGGCAACCTCGGCCACAAAATCAATCTTGCGCCACTTCCACAGGCGGCAGGCGAAAGAATCCATGTCGGGCAAGACCAGCGCAGGGCGCGAACAAATCCACGCGGCAAGGCGCAATTCCTGCTCGCCGCCCATATGCCCGTGGTAAAATGGCGAGCCGATAGCTTCCAATGTGAAGGCATGGCCCACGGAGAGCGGGAGCATTCGCAGCCCACAAACACGATGGTTTGCGTTGAGAAACGCTTCAGCGGCCAGCGCATCCATACGCTTGGCCGGGCTACGATGCCGCGAATGCTACGGTGGTGGCGGTGGTGCGAAGGAAATCTGTATTACTCCAACGCTTTTCGCTGCGGATAGTGCCGCCTGCGGTAATGCTGCCCACGGTGAGGCTTCCGCCCGTTCCGTAGTAAACGCCTCGGATGTTGGTCTTGACCACATCGCCAGCGGTTTCTGCTTTTTCGGCGGAAACGGTGTCGAAAGTGGTGCCGTCGAGCGAAAAAGTGCTGTCCGTGAATGGCCCAAGCACAGTGGCCGAGGCTTCGGCGCGCGGGTTGTAGGTGCGGGCGGCGGGAGGAACAGCGCCATCGGAAGACGGATCGACAATCACCTCGTCCACACTCCAAGTCACGGACGCGCTGATGGCATCCTCTCCATCAATCTCAGGAGCGCCAAAGGTGGAGGTCACGGTTTCCGTGGTGGTTTCCGTTCGGGTATATTTGAGGATGTTATCCGCTACGGCACCGTCTTTGTCTTGCGGCGCAATGTATTCATACGTTTTGCTTGTCGAACGGGAAAAGCCAGCGGCAGAGCCGTAAGTAATCGTCGCCATGCCCTCGGCGGGCGTGTCAATTCTGCTGGCAGTAAAGCGTCACGGCCAACACGTCCACGATGCGGTTGTCGGAGCGGTCGATCGTGTGGCCTGTCTCGAGCATCCCGGCCACGGTGACGTTGGCCGAGGTGAAGTCTTGGGCTATGAGGTCGCGCAGGGTGTCCTGCACCTGGCGCACGGCCCCGTCGTGCGTTGTGGCGTAAGCGCCCGGGGTGATAACATGGATGGTGACTTGCGCCGACCACCGCGCCAACTGCGGGAACGGACGCTCGGCGGCCAAGCACGCGGCCACAATGCGGCGCTCGGGCACGACGGTTTCGGAATAAAAGGGATAGACGGAATAATCGTTGGCGACGGCCGACGGGAGCTCGGTGCCAAGGTGGGCGCTGACGATCTGCTCGATCTCGTGCCGCAGGGAATAGTTTTGCGGGGCGGCTGTGGTCGGGCCAGTGGGCGTGGTGCCGATACGATCTCCCGCGATAAGGCTGATGCGGATGGTGTCGGTCTGGATGTTCGCCTCGGGTTCGGCGGCAAGCTCGACCAAGTGCCATCCGTAGAGCGTAAAATCTGTTTGCGTGGTGTTGATCGAGGCCAGCGCGGCGTTGGTATTGGTATCGTCCAGCCTGCGGGATAGGGCGGCCACGCGGTTCTTGTGAGCGGTCTGCCAACCAGGGCCACCATTGGCGGCCGACACTACGGAAAAGTCCATACTGACGCGGCTGGCCGCCCTCATCCCGCCCTCGAGGAGCTCGGCGCCGGCCGAGGCCACGATGACGCACGGCAGGGCCAAAGGATCGGCGGGCACCGCATGACGGACGGGAACGCCCGAAAGGCTGGTCCCGCTCACGCCCGACATGAGCCATGTAGCAAAGCTGGATTCGAGTTCGCGGTGGATCATGCGGCGGTCTGGAGCTTGCCGAGTTCGGCGTTTAGTTTGTTCTGGATGTCAGCCCTCATGCGGATGACGCGGCCGCGTAGTGTTCGGGCCATGACGGTTCGCAGGCTGTAACTAAGGCCCGGCGTGGAATTGATGGCGGTGAAAGCGGGGCTTTCTTGGTCGAGCTCATTGAGGAAACTGCCGTTGTTGCGGAAATTGCGCGCAACGAATTTGGGCAACCCCGTGATTCCAAGATTGCGTGCGGCGGCCACCCATCCCGCTTTCATCGTGCCGACGTTCTTTTGCTTCTGTTTGATGTAAGCGGCCACGGTGCCGCCTTGCAGCACGACGGCTGACCATTGGCGGCGTGAGACAAATTTTCGGTTGTTCTGCCGCGACTTGTGGATCGGGTGCGTTCCGGCCGCCGGAAGCGCCTGGATGATGTCGGTGATTCGGCCGAGTCGGTTGCTCTTTAGATCAATCTCCGTGGGTCGGCCTTGCACATAAGACCGCACGCGCACCGTCTTTCCTTTCTGGTTTCTTTGGTGGGCCCTGGTGCGGAAGTTCTTTTGCATCGTCCCGTTGAGCAATGCCTTGGCCTTTTCGTGGTCGCCTTCGCGGATATAGCGGTTGAAGGCCGTCCCAGCTCCCCGAACACTGGCGTGCTTGAGTATTTTTTTGACGTTGGAAAGCGAGCCAAAGACGCGCGAGATGTCGCGGCGGACGGCGTTTTCGCCCTGCTGCTGGCCCTTTAGCGGTGGTGTGTATGGAATTAGCCCCTCGTCGCGGCCCGATCCGCTGCCGCGAATAATGAGCGCGGCCTGCTGCTTGACCACCGAGCGAAGGGAACGCTTGGTCACATTGGCAAGCTGCGGAATCAACCGCCCAAATTTGCTGACATCTACCGTGATTTCCACGGCTTTACTCCGCTAGACCGCCGGCCGTGATTTCAATGACGGCCGCATCCTGCGAAACGCCGAGCACTTGAAGCTCGATGTCGCGGACGGTAATGCGGCTCCAGATTGTCGGGACCGATACCTCGGTGATTCCCATAGCTATGCAGCGTTCAAACTCCGAGCGCGGAATCCCAAGTCGAACCGAGCGCACCTGGCGAACGCCACCCTCGGCCAATTCATCGCGGGAATCCATGTCGCCCACCACGGCTTTGAGCGCGGTGCTGCCGATCGTGACAACCTCGCCGCCCACGTCCGTGATGGCGGAAACGCCGAGAATGTGCGCGGTATCTAACTGGTTCGCCATGCCCTAACCCTGCGAGTCAAAGGCATCCGGGTTGCGCCGCTTGAACACCTCCAGCCCGAACTTGTAGCCGTCGGAACTGTTCTCGATGGCGTAGATGTCATCAGTTGGGACGGCCGGATTGAAAAAAGGATGCTCGTGCCGCAGGACAATGTCGCTTGGCACGATCCATCCGTTCTTTTTGGCCCGGTGCGTGAACTCGTTGTCGCAAAACACGCCTCGGTATTCGTCGCTAACAATGCCCCCGTTGTGATTCATGGCGCGCAGGGTCGGGCGTGTGACGCAGAACGTAATCAGCAAATCGTCGTTTCGGTAGCCGTCGCCAACCTGAAGCACGGCCGGCCTGTTCAGATGATTTGCAAGCGCCTTCCAAATGAGTTCGTCCCAGAACAGGCAGGGTTCCAAATCGTCTTGGATTGTCAGGATAATCTTGCCGCTGCTTGCGCGCACGGCGGCATTGTAATTTTGGACGAGCGTTCCACCCACGGCGTCCAGGTTGCCGGCGGCAGACTGCGCGTGGCGGAATCGGCCCAAGATCTCTGCCGTTTCGGTATCGTCGGCCGAAAAACCAAAGATGTATTCAATGGCCTGTGGATCTTTGGCGGCCTCGAGCCACTTCTTGCGCGTCTCGGCGGCCTGCAAAGGACGGCCTCGCGTCGGGTGGCACACGCTAATCTTGCCGCCGCATTTCTTGAACCACTCGAGCTCGAACTTGTCGGCCTTCTCGGTGTCGCCGTTGGCGCGCATGCAGCAGGCATAGAGCCCCACCCCGCCGAAACCATAGACCACCGGGCGGTGCGTCCACGGCACCACGTCGGGCACAGGGATCGCCATGAAGCTGCGCGCGTAGGCCAGCGCGTCCTGCGGCTGGTCGTTGTCCAGGCTAACAGCGGCAAGCTGCGCCAGCGCCTCCCTGCGCCAAGGACTGACCTTGTAGGCTTCGTGCAGGAGCGACTTCTTTGGCGCGAATGTCGGCGTCCGCATGGCGAGTTGCAGATAAAGCTCGTAGCGTTCGTTGTTGTCTAAGCCGTCGTGCTTCAGCGCCTCGATGGCGTAGGCCATGCCGTTCTCGTCATCCTTGAACCCGAAATGCTCAAGGCTCGCGTAGAAAAGCCAACGCGGGGTTTTATTGAAGTCGGGAATGGATGAGATGATGCGCCAGTTGCGCTGGTTGCCCTGCTTGCCGTCGGCCTCGTCTTTGTGCGAGTCGGGCGCGTGGACGATGCGGCAGTCCTCCCAGCGGACGTGGCCGACGCCCGATTTGTCCACCGGCTCGAGGTGTTCATGCACAGGGTCCGCCCAGACGGCCGTGCCGCGCCGCCAGATGCGCTCCCGCAGGAGATTAAGGCCGTTGTTGGTCAGACGATAAGGAACGAGCGCCAGCGTAGTTTCTGGGGCGGTAATGCGTAGATGCTCGCGGATGATGTCAGCGCTCTCGGGCTCGAGGATGTCATCGGTGTCGGCCCACATGAGCCACTCGTGGCCGTCGGCCTCGGCCATGTCGGCGGCCATTTGCCGGGCGGCGCCGAAGTTGTCCACATGGTCCCAGAATTGGTGCGCCTCGGCGTTCTTGTATTCGCCGACCTTGCACCCCATTACGCGGGCGATGTCCAGGGTCTTGTCGGGATCTCGGCTGCCGCAGGCGCGGACGATGTAGATGTGCGGCGTGAGCCGCTGAAACGATTCGATAAACCGCCGGATGTAGCTCTCGCAGTTGCCCGCAATCGCCACCAGCGCCAACGAGGGCTGTGTGTTCTCCATGCGGGCACGGCGTTTTTGTCAACCGCACCAAAAGCAAAACCCCGGGGCGGATGCCCCGGGGCGCTTGAACACACAAACCAGTGCTTAGGCTTTCTTCGCCAGAATCTTGAGACCGGCCGTGATGCCGTAGGTGAAGCCGCCGACCACCTCGAAGTTGAGGAAGTGGGTTCCGTTCGCCGTGTTGTAGTGGCGACGATACCCGAGACCGATGCCGCTGACGGGATCGACCACCGTGCGGGCTTCGAGGTATTCGCTCGGAGCCTGCGGCTGAAGGGTGCGGATTGCCACGGCGATGGCCGAAGGATGCACCGCGAAGCCGGCGAGAGTGATGCTGGTGCCGACGTTGGTGGCCGGGATCAGGGTGCTCTCGAAGACGTTCATGCCAGCCAGGCGGCGGACCTGACCCTCGCGGATGCCTTCCGAACCGAAGTTGAGGTTGGCGAGGATGTTGGTGCTGTCGGACAGGAGCGCGTCGTAAGCGTCGGGCTCGATGAACAACGCGCGGTCATTCTGAGGAGCCTTGGCTTTGGTGAGCTCGAGGCGGGCCTTGCGGACATCCGCCATGCTGAAGCTGGCCGAGGTGAAGGAAGCGACCGCCGCGCCGAAGTTGGCGGTGGTGATCAATCCCCAGCACGAAGCGATGAACGCCTGGGCAACCGCGCGGCCCTGCTCTGCGCCGATCTCGGACAGCATTTGCGGGGTGAGCGCGCTGGATTTGCTCCATTGCGTGTCGGTGAAATCGACCGTGGACAGGAAGTGCTTGTCGATGGTGACTTCGCGGGCCGTGAGGGTCACGTCGCCGTCGGCACCTTCGTAGGTGTTATTGAAGGTCGAAGCCGTGATCGAGGAGATGAGCGGGATGCTCACGACCTCACCCTTGCGGGCGGCCTCGGCGTTGTAGTTCACACTGAACGCATTCAGCGGATGGAGGGAATCCACGAACGCCTTGAGGGCGCTTGAGGAGATGATGTCGTCGTTAAGACCAGTGATGGAGGCCATGATGAGTTATTTGTTGGATTGTTTGAGCTTGGAGATGAGCGCGAAATCGCCGGCCTCGAGGGCTTTGCGGACGATTTCAAATTTGGTGGAGCGATCGCCCGAGGCGTAAGCCTCTTCGACGGAAACGGCGGAACCGTTGCCCGTCACGGCGTTGTCGCCGCGAGCGGCGAGTTCGACTTCCAAAACGGAGAGCTTGGAGGTGACGGCTTCGAGCTTCGCGGCGAGTTCAGCGGCTTTGCTGTCCTCGACGGGAGCGGGAGCGGGTGCTTCGGGTGCCACTTCGGCTTTTTCTTCAAAAGCGGCTTTGATCTCGGCGCGGAGTTCGGCGGCCATCGCTTCGATGGCGGCCTTCGCGTCGAACTGTTCAGGAGCGGATTTTTGATCCATGCCCTTTTCTGCGGTGTCAACCGCGACCGGCTTTTCGGCCTGCGGCAACGCGCGAAAAACTCCGTCGGGATTGGCGGCCGGGCGCGAGACAAGGTCTACGCTGACCAGTTCCGAAACGCGCGCCAGGCGAGTGCCGTCTTCGTTTTCGTCAGGCGTTCCGCTGAAGGTCATGCTGAAGCCGACGCGCTGCGGGGCTTTGGTCAGGATCTCGGAATAGAAAGACGCTTGGGGGTGTGAGCCGAGGAGCTCGAGGTCCGCGCGCAGTTGGTCTTCCTCAATACGGAAGTTGGCGAGAAAGCCGATCAGGCTGTCGATGCTTTCGTCGTGATCGACAAACACTTTGACCGGGCTGCCCACTTGGCCGGCCGCTTCGGCCTGCAACAGGGTCACATCGTCCACCAACATGGCATGACCGAGCGCCGGGCCAACAGTGGCGACGGAGATGCCTTCAAATTTAAGCGCGTCCATACTCGGACGGGCTCATGTCAAGCAGTCGGCTTTTCGACCTTCTTCCGGCGATAGAGACGCTTGCGCTTTTTCGGCAATGCCAATTCGGTCGGTTGGGTTGGCTCGGAAAGTTGTGGCGGTTCGGAGGCTGGCGCTTCTTCTTGCGGGAGAATCTCGGCCTGCGGCTGCGGCTGATCCACGCCAATGCTGACGCCGAGCGATGCGGCAAATTCACGTTCGGCGGCAATCTCGGACACAGCCTCTTTCCAGTCGATGCCCTGCTCGCCAAAGAAATCGGAAAGCGTCATCAGCCCGGCCTTAACATCGTCCCGGCGTGCCGCGGCCTCGCGGCCAACGTCCACGGTAATGGAGCGCGGGGTCTGCCAACCGACGTTGCGCCAGTTGGGATTCATCGGAAGCTCGCGGCGGCGCATGGCGTTGGCGATGGCGTAGCCCCACAGTTTTGTCAGGAAGGCATTGATGAGGACATCTTGGCGGCCCGCAAAACAACGCGCGGCTTTTTGAATGATAAATCTTTGCGCGACACCTCCGACAGCGGACGTGTCCCAGACAAACTCATAAGGCAGCCCGAGGCCGATGGCCGCCGCGCGGATGTATTGCTCGAGGTGCTTGTCGAGCTTCTCGTTGGGGCGGTTCATCTGGAAGCTCTGGATGTCTTCCGTGGTCTTGAGGCGCGGCACCAACCCGCCGCCGAACATGGATTCGCGCGTCAGGTTGCCGTTGCTGTCTTTGCTTAGATCGCCAAAGAACCCTTCGGCGCCGATGGTGCCGGTGTTGTTTTTGATGACCAGGCCGATGCTGCTTCCTGCCTTGGCCGCCATCATTTCAAATCGCAGAAGTTCGTCGCGGTCCAAGATGGAGTTGAGCGCCACGCCGACGGCCGGATAGCCGCGCACCTGATCGGCGCGCTCGGGCTCGAAGACGTGAAGCATGGCCTCGGCTTTGATCTCCCGATGTCGGCGCGGGTATTCGTCGCCCTCTCCGATAAAATAACTCAGCGGGCGCTGGAACTTGTCGAGCTTCACGCCATCAACCACACCGTTGTTGTTGGCCGCCGTGTCGGGCGACTCGATGCGGTGGGCTTCGACAATCTGGACAGCAGGAGCGCCGTCTTGCCGGGCGGTGAGGATAGCAAAGATTTCGCCGTCGCGGTCGATGGCCTCCGAGACCAGCATTTGCAGGCCGCGCATATCGTGGCGGCCACTGATCTCGGGCTGCCGCGACCAATTTTCCCACCATGCCTCGGCCGCATCGTCCCATTCCTGGTCGCCGGTCATGGCTTGCGGACGGATGCCGATGCCCGAGCCGACAGAATACAGGGCTTTATCCCTGACAGCCCCGCGCACAATGGCGTTGTTGTAAAAGCATTTGCGACTTAACGCCATCAGGCGCGTGCGGTCATAGGAGGAAAGATCGACTTTGCTATCCTGCGCCTGCGCGTAGACCCAGCCGCGCTCCTCGCTGCGGTGGTTCACGGCTTCGATCATGCGCGAAAAGCCAAAGCGCGCGGCGAGACGGTCAACAAAGCTGGTGGTTTTAGCCATTAGGTGCGGTTCGGGAAGCGGACTTGCGTGACGCGGCTGTTGCCCACCGTGCCGGCATTGATCGCCAACGCCGTTTCGATCAGGCCGAGCATATCCCAGGCGTTGTAGGTTTGCTGAAGCGTGACGGAGCGGCCGCCCACACTGCTTGACACAACGAACGCTTGCGAAGCCCCGCCCGCAAGAATCTGCGCTTTGCAGGAGGCTTTCAGTTGGGACAATTCGCTGGCCGTGAAAACGGAGGCCAGCATCGAGGCGTCGGTCATGCCCTCGCGGGCTGTGTCAAGGAGTGGCGTTGGTTGCCTTGAACTGCGCCATGATCGAGTCGATCAGCACGAGGGCCATCTTTTCGCAGTCGGCAAGGTGGTTCGGCCCGAGGCGCTGCCACTTGGATTCTCCGTCTTTCTCGATGAGCGCCTCGCCCTGCAACTGGCCGACGTAATCCTTGGCAATGTCCCGGGGCAGATACCACCGGCCGCGCCCGTCTCGCAGGATGTCGTGATAAAGCCGCGCCTGCCAGAAATGCGCGTCGAATTGCACGGCCCACAGCACCGCGCCGGCCGACACGATTTGCTGGAACTTGTAGGGCTCGCGCAATCCCTGGCTGACGGTGCGCCCCTTGGCTGCGACAAATAGACCGCCCGACTTGGCGACGAAGTCGTAAACACCCGCCGGGGTCTTGGCCGCGTAGCCCGCGTCCACAATCCCGCGATAGCACTTGTAGTGCTTGAACTTGTCCATGATGCCGTCCCACCCCACCATTGCCCCGTAGTCGAGGAGGTGGCTGCTGCCGTCTTCGTGGAGCTCGCGCACAATCCACCACATCTCGGTCTGGCCCACGTCGATGGACATGAGGCGGCCGATCATCTTGCCCTCGGGCGCGGTGCCTATCATGTAGCGAGGCGAGGCATCCACGCGGTCGCGGATCATGGCCGTCGTAATCAGCGCCCCCTGCGGCTTCCACGGTTCGGCCATCTCCCGGTTCAAGAAATCCTGCAACCCGCCCGGGGCTTCGTAGTCCTGCAAATACTTCACGGCCAGATCAGGCCAAGTGCGCCAGGGCGAGTAGAGCGAGGAGAGATGATAGCTGCGGCGGCCGGCCTCGGCGGCAAACTCCGTTGCGCGCCACTCGCCGCGCTCGAGCCAGGTCTTTTTGTCGGCGTTCTCGTGGAGATGCCCACACTTCGGGCAGGCATAGCGTGTGGTCTCGGCCACCCGCGCCATGTTCCATATCCCATTGTCCTGCTTGGCCTCGGCGTCCCAGCGCACATTCTTCCACTCGAGGAACTGCCACTCGCCACACCCGAGGCACGGCAGGAAATAGCGGCGCTGGTCTCCCTTCAGCCATTCGGTCCAGATCGCGCCGTCCTCGTAGGTTGGCGTCGAGGTGCAAACGATCAGATGGTTGGGAAATGTTGCCGTGCGCGCCTCGGCAAGCTGGATCGGGCTTGCCTCTTTGCCCGACTGCGCGGCGAATTTGTCCATCTCGTCCATCATCAGGAGCGCAATGGATCGGCTGGAAAGGTTGGCCGGGCTGTTCGACCCGACGAAATACACGCTCATCCCTTTGAAATGCTGCTCGAGGATGGTCAGATCGTCGGCGTTGTCGGGCTTGTGCGTCTTCAAAACGTCCGAGCTTTCGACCATTGGCAGCCAGCGCGATTTGCTGAACGACCGCGCCAGGTGCGTAGAAGGCATGACCCAAAGCGCGGGCGCCGGGTTTTGGTCGAGCCGATACCCCATGCCCGCAAGGATGGCTGTGGTTTTGGCCGTCTGGGCGCCCCAGACCAGCGCCATGCGCCGAATGGATTCGTTGCCGAAACACTCGAGCGGCTCGCGGATGTAAGGCGTCTCGCGTGTCCGATACGGCCCGTGCAAGTGCGCGGTATTGCCGATCGTCAGATTGCCCTCGGCCCACTCGACCACACCCTGCTTCGGCGGTGGTTGGGCTTTGCGGGCAATGGCGGCGCCGACATCGTCGGCCGTCAGGCTGCTTTTAATTTGTCCGAGAAAATCTGACACGCATCAGCCACCAGTTTGCCGGCTTCGGGGTAGTCCCGATGCAGGCGTTTAAGGCACGAATCAAACGCCGCATCGAATGCGGACAATACAGCCGACTTTTCCATGAGAGCGCCGACGCGCTTCTGCCACTCGATGAACTCGGCCTCGGCTGCCGAGGCGTCTTTGCAGGAGAGAGAGTAGGCTTTCTGAAGCTCGCACGCCTCGCGGACCTGACCCTGCTCGGCGGCCCCCTGCCAGAGTGCGTAGTTTTTGCCGACCATTGCGTGCGCCTGTTCGACGCGGCCGGCGGCCGTGCTGTCTTCGGGCGATGCGGATGCGGACACTGACCGCCTGGCGCGGCGGTTTCCCGTTACGTTGGACTCATACCACGCGACGGCGTTGTCCAGGGTGTCCAGCGGACAGCCTTTCTTCTTCAGTTGGCTGACCCGCTGGATCGTGATGCCCTTGGCTTCGGCAAGTTGGCTGGCGACAGTCATGTGAGACTGCCGACCGAGTCAACTTAACTAAAGTTGAGCGAAAAACGCTTTATTTTCGCCAAAATGAAGCAAGTCGCGAGCTCCT